TTAGGTAACTCAAAGGCTCTCTTGTCTCGTTGGAGTCTAAAGTTATCTAGCTGGCTCTCTAGCTGTTCCCTAAATTCTTCATACGATTCTGAATCCATATTTAGTCCTCTTGTCGCCTACTGTTTCAAAACAGCGTTAGGTCTTTCATATCGTTTACTTAGTGTAACAGAACAGAACTGACATGTCCACATAACTGGGAGATATCCTTTACCACCATCTAAACTCATAGAGAATGTCTGTGGTCGAATATCCCATTCATGTTTTATACCATCCAGCATACATGAGCGTTCGCTTCTACGAACTCTAAAGGGGCTATGGTGTGCCATGTCTAAGGTGTGAAGTAAGGTACTCGTCTTGGAGTCCTTACAACATCGTTCTTCTGTTTCATCATGTCATATATATCTTTATCGGTGTAGTCTATGAATACATCTGAACGATCTATAGATACTATTCCTTCATCGGTATTACCATAATCTATTAGATCACAAGCATCTTCATAACTCTTAGCGTCTACCTTATAGTATGTAGCATGTGTAGCGTACTCTACTAGATAGAATGTCTCAGGGGTATGCTTAGTCTCCCTGATGTATTCCCCATCTGCGTTCCTAGTTAGTTGCGTATACGTTCCCATTAGTTCTGTCCTTTTTTATATTTGGTAGGGATGGTGGGAGTCGAACCCACACGCCTGTTAGGGCAGAGGATTTTAAGTCCGCCGTGTCTACCGTTCCACCACACCCCTGCGTGGTTCTTAGGAACGAAGCGTAACCGCATTGTTCAACAGATTTGTCATTTGCCTAGACTGTTTCTGTAACTCCTCGACACACGGCGAGCAAAACGTTCCTGCGTTACCTGACGGATAAACAACGACGTTGTTCCAGCAATGTTTTATATTGCACTTAGCTTCTATCTTTACCATTCTATATTCCTACCTCGTCAAAGAGATGTTGGTTGATGAGCAAGTCACCACAATTAGTTTTCTCATTCACCGACTCTACAATCAGTTTAGCATTGGACATTGCATTACGCAACCCTTCACATATACTGGGGTCGCATGATCGTAAGGTTTGCCCCGAATCACGATGGGCAGGGCAGTTCCTAGAGTGTCCGTAATGAATAGAAAGAACATGGTTGTCCTCATCTAAAGGAGCAGACTGTATGTGAATCTCAGTGTATTCCTCAAACCATGTTACGTACCACGGCGTTGCTGTATGTAATGTTATACTCATACTACTCAAACAGCCCTGTCAGTTTTCCATAAACATATACAACGACACCAAGAGAAAAAACCGCACCTAATGCTTCTGAAATCAATTTCATTCCTCATCTTTTAGCGGGGAAGGATTCTTCTCTACCGCACTTGTCGCATCTATCTTTCATGTTTATACCATGATTACATACGTTCAAACTATTCATTACCTAAATTCTCCAAAGTATAAACAATCCGACGAGCGTTAGAACAGCACCAACCCCTGTTATAATATCAGATGTTTTCTTCTGTTCCTGCCTGAGTGCCTCTAAGTATTGTAACAGAATTTGTTGCTCTACGCTATTCATTATACATCCTATTATCCTTTATATAAGTAAGTGTATATGTTTTCGTTTCGGCTGTCAACTAAAGCCTCTTGTAGTTTGAACCAATTGATTATTGAGCGTATTGGATTCTTCATTCCATTCCTCCTGTAAAACTAGGTGTCCTATTAGAGGAAGCCGAACCCACAACTTCCGTGTCTGCCATTAGTCCTGTAAGGATTATTCTCGTTTGCTTAGTTCCATAAAGGTAACGTGCAAGTCAGGCAGCTTTCTTAATACATTTTATTATACTATCTAACTAAATTAAGATGTTAAGGAAGTGTAATTTCAAAACTGTCTGCAACCCTTTTTGTGTCTCTCCTCATAACTTCGGTATCTTCTCTAATCTTTATTGTTTCTGAGAGTAGCTTTTCAGTAACTATCAGAATTCGCCAGTTTAAAAATAGTAGCAGGTTGGTCAGCATAAATAAAGCTATAGAAAAAAATATTAAAACACCCATTATAAATTTTACCTATTGGGTTCAAGGTTACTTCTTGCTTTGTTCCTTGAGTCCGTTGAGTTTAGTTCTAGGTCGTTCATCAGTTTAGCAAACTGTAAGGAGTCTTTGAAAACATCTTCTAAGAGAGCGACGTATATCTTCCGTTTCAAATTAAAACCTACTGGTTCATCTAAAAACTTTGCATTAGTATTTGCTACTTCACGAAGCAGGAACAAATCTGTTTCATCTACTTCTAAAGGTGCTTCGCTTATTCCATTTTCCGAAGCAGTTAATAATATAATCATTCCTATTCTCTCTAGTAGCTTAGATGGAACAGCAAGTAAAGCAGTCCCTTGAACAGGTCTTAAGCCTATAGGGATTCCTAACTCTCGGTCAGGAGTAGTTAAGACCGTACAAACATCATCTAAATATAATGCTTCAGCTTTTGTAAGCATTAGAATTTTTGTTTCGTATTCGTAATCTTCCATATATTAAAATCCAATTGTGCGGTTACATTTTTTACATTCTAACATAGAACGTTGGACGCTAGTGCTTGTGTCTCTAACAACTAAATTAAAGTCATTGCTACTCTTGATACATTCCTTTATACCAATCTTAAAAGTCTTACATAGGAACACTCTAATCATTTTCAAAAGCATCTATAAGCTCATCTTCTAATTTTTTATACATCTTCTTACGCTTAGACTTTTCTTTATCCCGTTCCTGCTGTTGTTTACGATCTTCCCAAAGCCCTAAAGAATTCATCTCTTTTAAGTCGTTGCGCTTCTTCATTTTACGATCACGCTTTTCCCAGTTAGTTCCCACTCTCAACATCCTTTTCTGTACTGAATTGGATTTTCCAAAGCATGTTAGGTAGTGCGTCCTCACAGTCGCACGTTTCCAACAAGAGATCAACTTTCTGTTGCCTTTGTAGTTCCCCTAAACCTCGTAAAAAAGAATTCTCCCCGCCTGTTACAGAAGCGTCACAAAGCAAGCAGTAACTTAACTTTATAAGATTAGCATCGTCAAGTTCATCTGTTATCATTATACTACATCCTGTCTAATTTATCAGATAGTTCTTTTATTCGATAAGCTATCAAATCTATAGAATCTTTTATTTCGAGTACCTGTCCCTGCATATCTTTAAACATTGCTTTTTGCTCATTAGACATCTCTACTAAATACGAAATTACATTAGTCATGCCGCTATCATCTTATCAATCTCCTGAACCACCATCAAAACAACTCCTAGAATGATAAATATTCTTAGGTATTCCAAAAACTATCTCCTTAATTTGAGATACTATACTATACAGGTAGCTAACTAAAGTCAATTGAATGGTGTTATATTCTCTTTTTTGATTTGATGTTTATAACTCTTTACATAAATTTTATATGCAATATCATCTTTTTTGATAAGACCTATCGTTCCTAATGCTGTCAATGCTGCAAGTCCTACAAAAGGCAATAGCTTTTTAATTCTTGGTTTCATTCCCTGTCTCTCCTTCTATGAGTAATTCTATATAACGCATAGCTTTTTTTAAATCATCCACCCCGCCTTTGTCTCTCCACCTACAAACATACTTCACAACGTTACCTTCGGCAAAGCCTAGTCCGTTTTCATGGATAAACTTAAACGGTTCTATCTTGAACTGACTGTAATGTTTAGGGGAGATGTCATGTGGGTAGAGCATAGCTTTACCTGTCTTTACTTCCTTACCGTTCCATGTCATTTTAAATTCTTCCTTGCCTTCTCATATTATTTCATCTACTTAATTATACCATACCGTTCCACTTAAAAGCAAATAGCTCCCAGAGGGGGAGCTAGTTACTAGATAAGTGACCACCAACTTTATTCCACGGTAAAGTACGGAGCTTTACCAGCTATAGCTCTAAGAGCAGCCCAACGCCTGTTAGACCTTCTTGTATCAATAGCCTCCTGTTCCTCGATTGTAATTTTACCATCTTTTACAGCAGTAACGATACCTAAGATATCGTCTACTAAATCCATTGCTATAGCTACTACTACCCCTACTAACAGTGGGATAAGCACAGTAATTCTAGCGATAAGTCCTTGCACTAGGATTCCCCCTTACTTATTTATTGACAGCCACATTGTCCGCCGCATTTACATTCCTTCATGATATCCTCCTTTATAGTATTATACTATTAAGAACAACCACAGTCGTCAGATTTACTCAGTTTATCTTTAACTTTGGCAGACACATAAGTTGTTGCTACATCTTTCGCTGCACCAACAAGAGCGCCCTTTATTCCACCTGCCTTATCAATTGATTTTAGTTTGCTCTTATTTTTAGAAGCCATTGCTTCTTCTATGTTTTCGAGACTGTATGCCCCTGTTGCGCCTTGCTTAGTAAATTGAACTAATACAGGGATTGCAGAGTCACCAGTAGTTACTTGCTTCCGTCTAGGTTGAATAGGTCTCGATGATTCCCTCTGGTCATCGAACATAGCATACTGCATATTGTCTTGAGCTTTTTTAATCTTATTCTTGCTGGCTCGCCCTGAACCCATTAACATAGTAAGAAGGGGCAGGAACTTCTTTACAGGTTTTTCTTTATTTGATTTTCCTATGTGACCAATTACAGACCTATCCTTCTTTGATGAAAGGTCAACTGTTGCTAGTGGAAATTTTTCTAGTTTTACATCTTTTTTACGCATGGAGAGAGTTGGCATTTCGCCTTCGTCATCGTCATCTCCACCAGTGAGCGCACCTAACGCTGCCCTTCCTACCGCTCCCGCCACTGCTGCCAATGGAAATTTTTGTAGTTCTACATCGCTTTTAGTCTTAGCGGCATCTTTAAAGTCAGCATCCGTGGGGGCTTTAGCATCACCCTCACTTCTCATTTGTTTCCCGCTTTCCCTCCTAGCATGGATATTCTCGTATAAACCAGCCTTACTGAAGAAGGCTTCCGTAGCAGAGTGATGACCTTCTATGATCATAGACTTCTTGCGTTGCGGTGAGAGACCTAAAAATTTCTGTAAATTATTAGGTTTGTTCCTTATCCTTGTTCCCGTTGGTGGGGATAAAGCCTCGTTAGCATGGCTTGTTCCTAAGTCCTGTCCCGCTTCGTTCACAACCCACGGTGGTTTGACATGGATAGGTCTACTATTTTCGTCTAACTCAATCTCTGCCGTAGGGATATACCGATTTTGTTCAGGCATTACCTCTGCGGGGAAGCCTTGTTCATCAAGTAACTGGTGATGTACTGCCTCACGTTTACGGTAAGCTTCTGTTTCCAGTAGTTCGGTATCATCCTTTCCCATTGTATTGGTGAAGGGGTTATCGTCTTTGACAAGATTTAGCAGGGAAGCCAAGAAGTTTACGTTCCCATCTTCTTTTACTAGCACTGTTATTGGATTATGTGTGTGTTCGCTTTTCATCAAGCAACTCCCATCAATACAAGACTTTGTAGGTCTACCGCTACTAGCCTTTAGTATATCAAAACTAGCTTCTTGGTTGACACCTTTTTCACAAACAGTAACCTCTGCTAGTTCCATGTCATCTACCTGCATGTAAGATTCCATACCTTTTTGGATATTCTGAGTCTTTGTTGCACTGCCCGCAATACTGTAAGATTTTAGCTTGCCTTCCTTGATCTGTTCCATGACCCTCTTTGCGATACGAGTGTCGTCACGTAACTCACAAATGAAGAACAAACCTTCAGGGTCAACCCCAGATTTATAAATGTTTCCTGACTTAGAGATGTACGCAGGTAACGCCCACCCTACTTGTACATCAGAGTGTAACACCATAGCGTTCCTAGTACGGAAGTTTTTCATGTACTGCGTAAACGCTTTCTCTAACGCTGACGTTGTTATCAGGTGACCCTCTCGGTCAACCATCTCTACGGAAGCAGGGCCACCAACAACCATAGGTTCAAAATCATCAAACATTCCAAGTTTCCTAGCAGCGTTTGTATATTTCTTATTAGTAGGAAATGCCCTAACGAGAGTCATAAGCTCAGAGGGAGAGTTAAGCCCCGCAGTAAATAATCTTTTATACTCATCTAAAGCATCAGAGATATCTGATATAGCTAAGGGGCGTTTACTGGCTTTTTCTAAAGGAGTAATCTCTGAATCATCAGAGACAAATTGATACATATTTTTATTTGAGTCAAGAGTCATAGTCATATCATTGTTCCCTTATTTATTATTTACCCAATTAACCCCTGTAAGCGCTCCTACAATAACTGCCAAATGTACCGCAAGAAACCCTATTCCAACTAGCGCAGTTTTCACTCCATAAACTTTACTACGCCACTCCCGCATTGAGGAGACATCTGAATGTAAAGAATTATAACTAGCTACGAGAGATTTATTTAAAGCCTCTTGAGTTACTATGTAACGATCTAATCGTTCCGCATAGACAGCTAACTTTATATCTGTAGGTTTAGACGTTGGCAATTATCTATACCTATCCTTGATGTATTCCCCAAACCACACCATGAATCGCTGGTGTGTTCTGGGCAGCCCTTACGGTAATCTTACTCCTAAAGTCAATAGGCCAGTTAGTAGTAAATGTTTCACCCCCGTAAATAGGGATGCCTGTTCCAGCAGCAGCGTCAACATCTAACCCAACATATACAATGTCTGCGGCTGTACCAGAGGCGTTCCTAAGACTGAACCCACGGATAACTGAAATACCTGCACGGCGTTTTGAAGGAGAGAGATCAGCAGTTCCTTCCCATTCGTAATTCAAACCCTGTGCCCCATCGACATAATCGGCGTAGTTGCTATCCCCAAATCGTTGTTCCACATGGATTTTATCTGTATACCAATTAATATTATGCTGCGTCTTTGATCGAACCTTTACACGATAAGCAGCAGTCCCAGTTATAGGCAGCTTGTATTTGACCTTAATGGCTTGAAAGGCTGTACTCAAACTAACAGAAGAACCAACTATAAGGTCTGTTCCGCTAGAATCTTGAATTACAATCTCTGCATCACCACTAGCAGAAGCTCCACGTACTTCACATTGAGCTACTAGCCACGCCTCACCGTCATGGGCGTTGCCCGCCATTCCGGGGGTAGCCCAGTAAAACCCTTCAGCCGCAGCGGAGTTTGTTGGGTTGACTAGGAGGGAAGCAGCACCAGTTGCTGCTTGGTCGGTGCTTCTAGATATAGCTGAACCATCGGCTGTGAATTCAGAAATAGTAGCATGTTCTACTCTAGGGTTTGCTACAAGGTTTACGGAAGGTATTCCCCTATCACAGGTAAAGACAGTTGTTACCGCATCGTTAGCAACGGAGGCATCTATAAGAATATCATACTTTGTGTATGCGTGGACACTAGAACGTGTACTAGGGTCTACTTCCCAACCTGCCCAGTCTGTATTACGCTTTATTGACATTGTAAGTTATCCCCTTAATTACGTTCCGTATTAATTATATCTTCATCGTCAGTAAGTGTAAACCCATTATCTTTCAGTTCTATCCGTTTGATATCAAGTTCGCCCTTCTTAAGTGAGTGTATCACACTAACCAGAATATTATTCTTTTTTTCGAGTTCCTGTATCTTCATTACCTGCTGACCTATAACTTCATACTCACTCATACTTTTCCTCTTCTCTACAACTTTAGGTCTTGCGATTCCTTTCGGAGGCTCAACACCCTCAAACTTTACTCGTGTTTCATCTAATGACAACCCTTGTATAATGGCGGTTTGACGCATGAACAAATGTTCAGGCATGTCGTCTTCACCATCCCAAACCCAAGGCTCTGTTTCAAAGCCCCCAGTGTTCTCGTTATAATATCCCGGTATATCCTGTACTAAATCTTCGTTGCCCTCAAGCATTCGACTTTCTAAACAGCACACCCGAACCCTACGAGTCCTAGCAATGTACGGATTAGCCCAATCACCTATCCGCTGAAACGTACAATTACAGAGGTCATCCCCATGAGTCCATGTGATCTCTGGCATCTCTCTTGGATGTAAGTTATCACTGAACGTATGGGGAGCCTCTGTAAAAGCAAGTGTCATATTTATCCTACGTTACTTACAGTACCATCGGCAATAACTTTACGTAAGAGTGTACCGTTAGACTGGATAGCACTGGAAGTACCAATAGCTCCTGCAAAAGCAGTTCCCTGTTTAAAGATAACCGCTGAAGTTGGCTCTGTAGTTGCAAACGCTGTCTCTGCACCCATGTAAAGGTTTTGGGCGGTAACGTGAGCGTCACCAGCCGTAACCGTAAGGTCTCCAGTTGTTACCGTTGCAGCCGCAGTTGCGGTAAACAAACCGGTAGAAGTAAGAGTTCCTGAATGATTTGTGTCAGCGGAGGTAATCTCTAGGGAGTCACCGTCCCAAGCGATGGTAGCATCGCTGTCACTACCAAAGATGATTGTCTCATCGTCAGCGTAGTAGTTCCAGTCGTAACCCATAGCAGAACGAGCTAGTACACGAGTATCGCCCGTTACATCTGTCATTTGAAAACTGTGTTTAGTCATTATATTTTGTCCTCTTTATTTATTGATATAGCATCAATGAAAGATAAACCGTTCACATCATCTTGAACGCTTCGATTTGTACGCCACATGGCTTGCTTTATTGATTTCTTTAAAGCTGTCGTTGCAGTAATGTCCGGTAGTGATGCCTCCATTAGATTCATCACTTCTCCAATCATTCTTTTAGTATGG